TCATGAATATACCACTCTTTCCACATTTTTAATTACTAATTCTCCGAATTTATCACCGTCAACTTTGAATGCCATTCCTTCTAGAGCTTCCTGTAAGGCACCGACTAGTAAATTATTATTTTCTACTTCAGACATAGTTTTTACTTCGGATAAATTATTATCTAAATTCAAATTTGTTGATATATCAAAATCTGTTGGTAATGATTTTTGAATAGCATCATTAACATTACCAATTTCCTTTTCGAATCCAACTCCTATTCCTTTTGCCAAATTAATTCCAACCTCATTTTCGAACACTTTAGAGGGACTGTGAATACCAAAAATATCCTTAATTCCTTTTAATACAGATTTTCCAAATCCTTTTATCTTGTCCATAATCCATGTAGTGGTATCTTTTATACCATTCCATATACCTTTTACTAGATTTGCCCCGACTTCTGGAATATTTTTAATTCCATTTACAAAACCATCTTTAATTTTTTTTATTAGCTCTGCACCACGTAAAGTAACTTGACTATAATAGTTTGCTATCCCTAAAATTAATGATGTAATCAATTTTGGAATCGCTGCAACTAAGTTTGGAATTGATTTTATAAGTCCATCAGCCAGTTTAAGTACTAATATTCCACCCGCTTCTACTATTTTAGGCAAGTTATTTGTAATTGCCATAATGAGTTTATCAATAATTTCCGGTATCTTATCAATTAAATCTGGTAAAGCTTCAATTAGCCCATCTGTTAAACCGAATATTAATTGAATACCCGCATCTATTAAAAAATCAATATTATTTAGAATTGTATCAACTAGTGTTGTAATTATATTTACTGCTTGAGGAATCAATTCTGGTAATGCATTTACAATACCATTTATCAATTCCGTTAATAATGAAACTCCCATTTCTAGAAGAGCTGGTAAGTTATCTGTTATAACCTTTTTTACCAATTGTATAATTTGTATAATGCTTTTCTTAATGCTTGGAAAGTTTTCTTGTAGTCCAGCTATAACCAATTCAATAGTATAGCTGATTAATTGTACAAAATCTGGTGCTTTAGCTATTAATTTATCAATTAATTTAGGTACAAATGCAAGCAATGATTCCGCAATAGTATAAATTGTTGGTAAAACATTATCCATAACTGTTGAAACGCTTTCAACTAAGTTATCAATTAAACCATTCATATCTTGTCCAGAAACTAATCCTGTTAAAAAGTTTTGCCATGATGATTTCATAGCTGATATTGAGCCTTGTATAGTTGAACTAGCTTCTTTCGCAGTTGTACCTGTGACACCTAGTTCCCCTTGAATTACGTGAATTGCATTATAAACATCACTTAAATTTGAGATATCATATTTTACTCCACTTATTTTTTGTGCATCACTTAACAATCTTTCCATTTCAGATTTTGTTCCACCATATCCCAACTTTAAATTATCTAACATTGTATAATTTTGCTTAGCAAAACCTTGATATGCACTTTGAATCATAGACATATCAGTACCCATTTTATTTGCATTATCTGCCATATCTGTAATTGCCATATCTGCGACATCTGCACTTTTTGAGGTGTCATTTTTAAGACTTTGTAATAAACTTGCTGAAAATGATGTTACAGTATCCATATATTCATTAGCTGAAAGCCCAGCTGTTTTATAAGCGTTATTAGCATAATTTTCAACCTTGCCAGCACTATCTTTAAACAAAGTTTCTACACCACCAATTAGTTGTTCATAATTTGCAAAACTATCAAATGATTCTTTAGCTATACCTATAAGTGATGATCCAACTGTCTTTATAGCTCCAGTAAGTCCTTTAAATCCAGATATTATTCCTTCGCTAATCAGATTACTTTTTATTAAATCGCCTAACTTAATTGCACCATTTCCTGTATCTTCCATACTATTTTTCATTTTTCGAAGCTCTTTGGTAGACTTATTTGTTTCATCTTCCATTTTTTTCAATTGAGTTTCCGCGTTATTTAATTGAGCTTTGAACATTTTAACTTTTTCATTATTGCTACCATACTCTTTTTCAGCTTGTTCTAATGCAATTCTCAATTCAGAAATTTTATCTTTTTGATTTTTAACTGCTTTATTCGTATTATCGTATGATTCTTTAGCTTGTTTTAAAGATTTATCACCTGCTGAAAATTGAGTATTAGTAAGTTTCAATTCACTTGACATTAATTTTAAATTTGATGTAATATCTTTAAGTGCTTTTCTATATTCGCTTTCACCTTGTAGTTTTACTGTTCCACCAAAGGAATTTGCCATAATATCATTTCCTCCTTTCTAATTAAACCATTCATCATCCTTTTCTTGTTTTTTCTCTATTTCTCTGTATGAATTACTTTTTTCTAAGTCATGATAAACTTTGTACCATTCCCACAATTTATTAAATTTTCTTAAAGTCATACGAAAAACTTCTTTTTCTGTAAAATGCAACTTGGTTACACCGACAAATGAAAACCACGAGAAATCTATTTTTTCATTTTTGCCTTTCTCGTGGATTACTCGTTTTTTTGATTATCAGATTTAGTAGAATCAATTACAACTTGATTTAATTCGCTTGTGGCATTATATATACCTATTTCTGTTACAATTCTACCAACTTGTTTATCATTCAAATAATTCTTTTTAATTTCCGCTGTTTCATTTTCTATATCGATTGCTTCATTGATCATTAGTCTTATTCCAAAAATCAAAGCTTTAATATTGATTTCTTTTGTTTTATATACTACTTTTTGAGTAATATTTCCGTTTGCATCATTAACAGATTTAGTAATAACTTGATTATTTTTATCTCTCATTGGGATTTTTTCGCCATTTTCGTCATAAACGAATCCATCTGTTAAGTCTCCCCACTTTTCAAGTGTTCCATATTCATTTTGAATTTCTTGCATAACATTAAGATTAAAAACTAACTTGTACTCTTTTCCACCGCAATTTATAATTTTTTCTTTTTCCTTCATATTTTTTCACCTTTCTTATATAAAATAAAAAAGGGTAAAGAAGACCATTGTCTAACTCTACCCTTTTTCCTATCAGTTTTTTCACTGTTTTTTCAAAAGAATATATTAGTTACTAGATTTCGACAACAATGATGTAAGATACTCATGTGCTTCTGCATATGTATCAAACGTTTTAGTTCTAGACCATTCACCATTTTTCTTTTTCAATATTGTTCCTTCTATTGTTGGAGTGGTAAACTCTACTGATTGACCTTTTGTTTTTTCATCAGGCATACTATCCTTAAATTTTACCTTACATAAAAATTCAACTTTATATTTATATACACCATTAACAATCTTAGTTATAATTCTACCAAAAGCAACATATGGTGCAACATCAGTATCTTTTCTTATTACTTCTCCATTGGTAGTATTTTTTTCATAATATGTTGTACTAGCTGTAAAAGTAGAACCTGTAAACTTTGTATATTCAGTACCAGATTTAGTATAATATACTTTACCGCTTGCAGGTGTCTTATCAGTAGTAGCAACATATTCTTCACTTATTGAGTGTCCAAGAAGTGGTGATAATACAGAATCATCATCATCATCTATTGTAATATTAACTGTTCCTTTATTAAAAGTATAATCACTTTCAATTAGTGCATCATCTCCATAAAGTTCTGCACTATTTGTTTCAGTAGACACTTTACAATCAATAGCTTTTCCCAAGGATTTTGGACCAGTAACGTTTTCATCATCATCTAATGGTGAAAACAAAAAATTCTTTAAACCTATTCTTGCCATATTATTTCCTCCTTATTTTTTCAAATGTCATTACAAAATGATGATAATTAGTGTCATCTTCATATAAGTCTTCATTATCACCAGTCCATAAATAATCATTTTCTTCTAATATGTCTTTTAATTTTTGTACTATATCTATATAATTTCCTTTAGTATATACATTAAACTCTACTGAGTTAATCGTGTAAATGATTTTATCATCAGCATTAAAACCAGGAACATTACCATCGTTATACCAAACTACATAATCAGTTTCGTGTCCTGAATATTTTTTGAATACAACAGGAATATTTTTTTTATTTATAGTAATTTTCCCTTGAAATATTTTTTCTATATCCTCATTCATAACTAATTACTCCTTTGGTAAATATTTACTTTCTTCTTTTTTCATAGCTTCTTCAATACTTCTTTTATCAAATGACTTTTTGAAAAAAGGTTTTCTTACTTCTCCTCTAGATGTTCCATGTTCTCTAGCATTTGCAATTAATGGAGCTGGTTTTTTCTTATCTCCACGCAAATATCCGTAAATACCTATTTTGGTATTTATTGAACCATCTGATGTTTTATAAGTTTTAGTAATTTTCAAACATTTTTCTAAATCAGAAGAATCTTTAAAAGATTTTTTCATATTTGAAATTACATTTTTATAAACTACTTTAGCTCCAGCTTTTGTCATATTTCCTAGCATCTCTT